GGTAAAGAATTGCATAAGCGACTAAACGCGGGTCAGTAGTCGCCACTCGTGCTGAAATAATTAAAGTCCATGCCCTTCGCCACTCCCGCCTCGCGGCTGCGATCGCGGCGCGGGCGCGGATCATAGGCAGTGGTGTCGACGCCCGGCGCCCGTCCATACTCCTCACACGCCTCAAGCGGCTTGCCGCTTCTCCTCATCATGAAGGCATATCTCACCGCCGAGATCAGATCGTCGCGCAGCCGCACGATCTTGTAGTCCTCGTCGCGGTGATAGTTGAGGATCTCCTCGGCGAGCTCGCTCATGTGGCTCGCGATCATGAAGCAGCCGCGCCGCATGTAGCCGATCATCTCTTCGATCGCGGGCTCTAGATGGTTGTGATCGCTGCCGTGATTGTGCGCGAACCGCCCGAGCATCGGTGCACCGCAGCGTCGGTACACGTCAGCTAGCGCCAGGCCCGATCCTTTCTCGTGGGTGAGGCCATCATGCGGCCAAGCCACTGGGATGCGCAGCCCCCTGCACATGCTGGCAATGCGCTTGACGTGATAGAGCGCCTCACTGCGCTCCATCTTGAAGCCGTCGATCACGTAGAATTCCTCGAGGTCGTGCGTCCAGGCGCACAAGGCGGCCGCGAAAGGATGACCGTAGCCGAAGTCGATGCCGACAATCCGGCGCCCCCATGACTTGATGTCCGTGTCCGGGTTGAAGTCCTTAAGCAGCGTCTCGATCGGGAACGGGAACACGCGGGCGATGCCGAGCTGCGGAATGCCGTGAATACGTGCCTCGCGCTCGTGCGGCAGGTAGCGCTCTTCGAGCTCGGCGTGGCGGGCCGGGCTGATGTGTTTCGCGTGTCGCTGCTCGATGCGCGTGTCGCTGCGATCGGGGGAATATTCGTTCAAGAACCGGTAGGTGAGCTCGCCGCCACCCTTGAGCGGGGTGTAGCTCAGGAACACGATCCCATCGGTTGCGGTCGTGCGCGCCAATAGCTCGGAGTAGATTTCCTCGCTGCACCGCTCATCGACCCAGATCGCATGCACGCTCTCCGCCTGCATCTTCTCGGAGCGCTGCTCAAACGACTTGAATGTGCAGGTGGAGACGCCATCTCGGACGCCGTTCGTCTCGTGGGTCACGCTCAGGGTGTCGACGCAGGCAGTGCCGCCCGGCACCATCACCGGCTTGCCGGCAAATGCGGCTAAGGGAATGCTGCCGGTGCCCCACTCCCCTTGCCGCGAGCACAGCTGCCGCTGCGGGCCGTCACGGGTTAGCTGCGTCGTGGGCCGATGACCCAGGCGCGGATTGGGCCTTCAAACCGCTTGCCCTTCCACCATTTTGGGTATGTGCCACAAAGATGAAAGCTCATCTCGAACGCGCAGGCGAGCGTCTTGCCGGTCTGATTGCCGCCGCGGATCAATCGCTGATGATGCCGCACGCCCTCGGCGAAGAACCGCATTTGCGGCTCATAGAATTCATTTGGCCCCCAGAAATCCGAGGCGTGATATTTCCGGCGGAACTCAGCCGAGGACAGCGATTGTCGGGCAAGTTTCAGGAGACGTACAGGATCGGGATCATCATCGGCCATCTACCGGCGCCTCGATCGTACCGTCGATCAGCTTGGCGGCATCGGCACGCCGCACCTGGTCGGCGGCCTCCAACGCAAGCAGCCGATCGAGACCGTTGCAGCCGAAGACCTCCAACATTTTCTCGTGCGGCGTATGGAGCGCTCGCAAAGCGCGCAGTTCCTCCAAGGCCTCAGTATCAGGATCAATAATCTTGTGCGTAACCTCAATCTGCTGTCGGCTCTCGATCGGATCAGCACGATCGAGTGCCATGGCGACAAATCGAGCATGGTCTTTATGGCTAGGGTCGCGCACGCCGTTCTGTACCGCCTTAGCCGCTTCCGGCGCGATCGAGCGCACGTATTTTCTGCTCTCCTCGGCCACAGCGGCGATCATTCGCTCATCTCGCATTAACCGCCATGCGATGTGTGCCATCGCGCGCGGGGTCGTCTTTGGTGTCCCAAAGCCGGCCTGGCGGGCAGCCGCTGCCTGCGCGCCATAATTGTCCTTGTTGCCGTTCCTGTAGGTTTCCAGCAGATAGAACTCAACGTAAGCCCGCCATCGATTATTCGGCAGCGCGCGCATGGCAGGGCCGAGCTCACCCCATTCCTCCTTGCGGCGTGCGATCGCTACCATCCGCAAAAATCCCGCATGACCACGACCACAGGATTGCCCGTCAACTTCGCAAACTCAACCATTTTGCACACCCGCTCGGCGAGTGGACGCGGTTGTTCCCAAATCCACATTAATCCGTCGAGAAACTCGGCGTGGTCCGGGCTGTCATCGGCCTGCCGATCGATGCCGGTCAAACTGCTGTGAAACCCATCGGCAAAGTCCGCGAACTGCGGATCACGACGCATCTCGTCGACGAATGCATCAATTGCGGGCGAGTTGGTTGTCATGGCCGTTCAGTGCACCCGCCGGTCCTGATCAAACAGCGGCGTGAACTCTGCCGGCACCATCTTCGTTGCGCGATGCCACGCATAGCCGCGCTCGAGCGGACCGCCTGGTGCGCCGGCGCTGCGTCCCTCCCGGTGATGCCGCAGCACGTCCGCAGTCTCGTGCGCCGAGAGCTGAACGATGACATCACGGGTCTCGCCGGCCGGTGAGCGGAAGGGGCAGACGTATCGGATGCCAGTCATGGCATGTCCATCGTGCCCGCGCTGATGATGCACTTGAAAGCCTCCATCTGATAATCGCGATCTTGCGGCCAATCGGGATAGAGCAAGCCAGGATCGCGCTCCATTTGCGGCAACCAGGCTTGTGCAGTCGCAACAGTATCTCGCGTGAACGTCCCGCCATTGACAAAATGATAGATTGCTTCATCTGAAAAGCCGCGAGACCGAGCGTCCGTCGCCCACGAGTTCAACCCAGCACGCGTAATACTTTGGTCGCCGGTCGTTGTGTCGACTATAGGCTGATTGGCGATCGCGTCTGCGGTGCTACCCATAGCCTTGCTCGACAACTCGTTGAACTCGTCGCGGGTCGCGATATCGCCGGCCAAGAGTTTCCGAGCCCATTCAGGATTGTTCTGGCGTTCGGCCAATAGCAGCGCAAATTCCTGTGGCGTCTGTGGTGCAATCGGTGCGCGCGCACGAGCGTCATATTGCGCCTGCATCTCGGCAAGAATGGTGGTCGCCTCATCGGACCCGCCGGGAAGCGACCAGATATCTCCTCGAACGTCTGCGGTGGGGGAGGCTGCGGTCGCATAGTCAACGTTGGATGATGCTTCAGGCGGCATGTTGTTTGTTCTCCATGTAATTGCGTGCAGTCTGAACGCACTGTTCAATCACAACGCTAAAGGGTGTGATTTTCTCAGGCTGTGCAATCATCATAAAATCAGGACATTTCGCGCCTGGTATTGTTGGAGGCAGACGCTCAAGTTGCGGGCGCCCGGTAACGGGAACGGTCGCACCCACGCGATAGAGCTCGGCCCCTACCTGCTGCATTATCTCAGTATTTGTAAGGCCCAACCCAGTCGGTGCCGGGGCGTTGGGATAAGCAGCATAAGCTTCGTCGGCCGCCACAACGTACTCGCGAAAAACCTGCACAAATTCTGCGATCTTGTTCTCCATCTTCTTCGCGAGTGGCAGCAACCGATCGTCGGCCTTGTAGAACCGCTCGCGCAAGGCCGCTTGGGCGGCGCGTTGCTGCGCTTCCGCCAGTTCCCGGGTTCTCGCGTTCGCACCGACAAGAGCAGACTGCAGCCGGCTGATGTGCGCATTGCACGCCGTAACGGCAGCAACAGCAGCCTGATAACCGGCCTCATCACCTGAGACGATGGATTCGTCGGAGCCGCGTTCTGCCGCTTAAGCAACTCGCCGAGCTCGGCCTTCCTGGCCGCAATCAAATCTAAGATTTCAGCCGGCGTTGGTTGCTGCTTGCGAACGGGTGCGGCCATGTTGTCACGTCACCTTCAGAAGAAAAAGCCGGAGACGGGCGCCGACTTTTCTGGGATGCTGAAGCAGGCACGATGCATTTAAACCTTCCCCGTCTATTTGCCTGCCGCCACGAGCCCGGCACGCTGGAGATTGAACTGACAGCGCACCGGTTCGGATCTCTCTTGTCAGGTCTGAACGCCGAGCGATTTGAGCGCCTGCACAAAATTGCTCGTCGAGACGCCGTTGGTGAGGGCCGCCTTGTAGAGCGTCCTGTAATACGTGATCTCAGCGCTGATCGCAGCCGCCTGATTGGCGGCAGTCGACACGGCAACCTGGCGTACGCCTTCTGCTTGGTTACCGGCCGAGTTAAAGGCCGCGTTAGGCGAATTGTGTGCGGACATCTGTAATCTCCATCAGCTAGGCCGCAAGCCGGTCGACGGCATGCTGCAGCGCCTTACGCTGTTCGGCCACGACAGCAGCATCATGCGTCCGTTGTACCAACAAGGCCTCAGACCGCGCGTTCTTCTCCTCGATCGCTTTCTCCTGCGCCTCAAGTTGCGAACGACGGCGCGCCTCCTCGCCGGACCAAGCGGCCTCTCGCGCTTCCAACTCCCGCTCCCTGCGGGTGATCGCCGCCTCGCGTTCCACGGCCTTACCCTCCGCCTCACGCTGGGCCTGACGCAGCGATCCGCGTGCCACCTCGATCCCTTCCTTTTCCGCCGCCAATCGCTCGAGCACCTTGGGATCACGCAGCGCCTCGGCCAGCATCCGGATGTCGCCCGACCTCGGCAGTGCCGTTATTCCACCGAACATGTTCGCCTCCTATGCTGCCGCCGCCGAAGGCGGCTGCTCGACCTGATTGGCCCGTACAGCCGCCGCCTCATCGTGCAACGCCTCCTCAAGCAACAAACCGGCGTAATTCGAAATACTCCGGTTCCGGCGTTTCGCACTCGCCGACAAAAGGCCGACAAGGTCCTTACCAAGCGAAATCGTTAATTGCTGTTTGCGCATTGAATCACCTCATTGTTAGGTGAAAGCATGCGCTTCTAGGGCTTTCAACGCACACCAGCGCAGTCTTGGAAATTACAGCGCAGCCCTGGCTCGCTCCCACCGGATGCGAATAGCCTTGCGTGCAATCTGCCGCCGCAAAGCAGGCGATTGCAGCAGCGCTCTTCGGTGGGCGTACAGGGCCGCCAGCTCAGAATTGCCCCGCAACGGCGTCTTTTTCTCCGCTAGTACCGCCCCGCTCGTATGCTTCCTCCGCGGCGTAAAACGCCGGCGCATTTTGGCGAGTTTTTCGCTGTCGACGGCGAGCAATAGCTTGAGACCAAGCGCGCCAAGCGTGGGACCAAGCGTGGCCGGGCCAAAGCCGCGAACCGGCGACTTGGCTATCAACTTCGCCAAGTAATGATCTTGGATTCCCGATAGCTCTTCGACGCATTCGTAGTTGGTGTCGAGCTCGTAAATCCACTTGCGGATCGCAGCGGTGAATTCGTCATACTCGGAAATTTCGGCAATGACGCGCGGCTCGCCCATCAGCTCCCGCATGCGCCGATTTGCCCACCAACGTCAAGCTAGAACCGTGTAACCTGGCAGCCAGTCAATGAAACGGGTTAGTCGCGTGACGCTTGTAGAGCTTTGTCATCGGATGTTTCGTCTGTCTTCGCCTCTTGTGCGCGAAACACCGCAAACTCCGCCAGAACACAAAGGCTCCCCAGAAGCGTGCAGAGGAGCATGATCTTTTCCATGGACGTCACCCGACATTTCTAACCGCCTGGAAACCCGCGGCAGTCGTGCAGGATACGTGAGACGACCGTAATCTCCTGTAGCCGGAGGGTCACACTGGGCGCAAATTCCGGCGAGGAATGTCGCGTAGCCCGCAATGGGCTGCCGGGCGCGACAGCCAATGCATGGAGAGTAAACCATGTCCTCCGACGACGCTCACCTCCTCGCCCTCGGCGCCATGGCATTAATGTGACGTGAACGCGGTCGGCGCATGGCGAACGGGCAAACCAGCGCCCCAGAAAAAACGCGGATTTTGGCAAGAACAGGTAATGGAAATTGCAGTCCCTCTAATTTTTGGCTTCGCGCTCGGATATGGTGTTCGAGAGTGGGTTTCCCGCCGACGGCGCCAAGCGGAGAGAGCGCGTAGAGCTTCATACGGCTGACGGCGCCAGCAGCCCTTACATGCGCGCAAACTCTCGCCACGCTGTTCAGGCACCCGCCAGCCAAAATGACTCACCGGTGAGTCTCCGACCGCCTCCCTCCGGCCATTCCACGCGAGCCGAGCAGCACGCACCCCCAGCATTTCACCGCGCCGCCGGCTGGGGAGCGATAAGGTACGATCACAGTAGCGAGCGCGTTCCTGGGGGTACGGCACCGGGTGCCGGGTTCATTTGGCCGAGCCGGAACCTGCAATGCGGGCATCGTACCCCGCATTTCGCAGCCCGCGTGACCGACCGCGCAGCCCGTTGGAATACGGCTCTGATCAATACGGCTCAGCAATATCAGTCGGTTAACCGCAATGACATGGATAGTTCAAATAGACGGTTGAGCACATCGACGCAGAATTGCGTCGGTCTGGGTTCCCATCGAGATATCTACACCGTGGGGAAAGGATGAGTAGGAGAACGGGACCTTCTCCAAAAAGCCACCTGCTGTGTAGAGGAAGGACTAACGCGTTGTGTTCTTCCCTATAATTACATCTATACATCTCAGCAGCAGGTTTTTTGGAGAAGGTTAGGTCTTAGGCCGCATCTCGTTCGTACGATCCAATAACGGCCTCGGACTTCATTTCGATCCGGCACGGTGTGCAGGTGATTTCGAGGTCAGGCTTGCCCCATGCGTTCTGGCCGCAGCTCGAGCAGGTGAATTTGGTCTTGCTGTTGGTTCCACCCTTGGGTCCCGGCCGATGCGCGGATTGCAGATTGAGCTTCCAGCCGGTTGCGGCGAGCGTGGCGAAAGCTTTCGTGAACGGTCCGTCGGGGATGATGTAGTGCGTAACCCGCTGACCGGTTTCCTTGCCGCCGACGGCACCGGTGCTTGAGGGCTGCAGGCCGATGGATTTCATCTTCGCGGCCCATTCCTTGTTGTGATATCTGCGCTTCGAGGGCTTGCCGAACACGTGCTGCCAGCAGTGCACCATCTCGTGCACCAATGTTGAGCAGATATCTTCATCGCTGCGGGCAAGGAACGTGTCCGGGTTGAGCGCCAGTTCGTGTTTGCCGAACGCAATCTCCCGCCCAGAGAAGCGATCAGCGGAGAAAAACCCTCGCGCGTGCGCATGCCGCTGGTAGGTAATGAAGACGTCGATGAGGGCACCCCCGAACAGCGCCGCATTGAAGTGGTCGTAGGCCTCCTGCAGACCGCCGTACTCGATGGGCGTGATGGCGACCGGCCTATCTGCCGTTCGTTCGTACGAACGACGTTGCGATGTTTTCTTCCTTTGACGTGCCATGGTTTACCTCCTGTTTTGAACGTACGAACGACTGTTAGGATTGCTCTTCTTCCCATCTGGCGCGGACCCAGTGATCGGCCTTGCCCTCGCCGCGGCTCTGGCGCGTGATGAGCTGATAGGCGGTGAGTTCTTCGAGGATGCGGCGCGTGGTGACGGTGGGGAGCCCCAGCGCGATGGCGACATCGGTGGTTGAGACGTCGTGGTATTTGTCGACGCACTCGTAAGCGCGGCGGCGCAACGGTGGGACGGAGTCGAGCGCGACTGAAAGCACGACCTTGAGCGCGTGCTCGCGGTCCATACCGAGGGTGTCGAGGCCGGCAAGTAGGCGTTCGAGCGCGAGGCCGATACGGGCGGTGCCTTCGGCACCGTAAATTGCCTCGATGTCGCGGGAGCGAAAGTCGCGGGCGACAGCGCCGCGTAGGCGCACGACCAGACAGATGGTATCGCCGATACGCTTGGCTTCGTTCTTGGTGATTTGCTGGGGCACGGCTTTGCGGCCGGCGAACAGTTGGGCGACGGCCTCGGCCAGCTCCTTGCGCATCTGGCGAGTAGTGGCACCGACATGTTGCAGGGCGGTGTCGAATTGCGCCTGTCCTGATGCAGGAGCGAGCCGACTGAACAGGAACCGGTCACCCATGCTGCCGATGACGGCGTAATGCGCGTCGATGACGCCGGTGGCTGCGAAGACCAGTCCGAGCTTGCCTTTCCAGGTCAGTGTCAAACCGCCAGCGCTGCCGACGTGCCGGGTCCAACTGCCGTCGTAGATTTCGCGCAGCGCAGCGATCACCTCGGCGCGGGTTTCGGTGTGCATCGCCAGTACCGAGCCGAAATCCTTCAGAATGCAAATACCAAAATCGCCGACTTGGCGAAGGAGACCGCCGCGCGCGCCTTTGTCGTATTGCTTCTTGGGCACGCCGGAGAGCAGCCCGGCCGGTGTTACGGTTGCGGCTTGCACCACCTTGGGCAACATCGAGGTGGCATTGAGGATTTCGGTCTTGGCGCTCGATGGCGGGCCGATGAGACCAAGCCAGATGGGGTCGCCATCGAGATAGTTGGCGGCGATAGCGCCGAGCACGGCGTAGACCGGTGTCTGATCCTGCATCAGCAGCCAGCGGCCGAACACCTTGAGCGTATCGTCGATTGACCGCGAGGGGCCTTGTTGAGGAGGCGCGGCGCCTGGTGCCTTCTTCAGTTGCTCCGCGCTTTCGACGAGACGCGGAATGTCGTCGTAACGTTCACGCCAACGCGCGTCATGGGCCGAGCTCGAACTCTCCATCAACCCGCGCAGCTGATTGATTGCAGCGCCCGCACTTGTGCCCGAAGCAATCAGCTTGGCGCTGAGATCGCGCAGCGATTCATGCAGCGCATGGCCGTTGCGGATGTTGTCGAACAGATATTGCCAGTCTGCAGCGCCGATGCCGGCATCGGCTTCGCGGTCGGCGCCGTTGCCTTTGCGCCGCACTTTCGGCCGCTCGGGCGCTCGTGCGTAACGGAAATCGCGGACGAGCAGATCGACGATCTCATCGACCAACAGACGCGCTTCTGCTTCGCGGATATAGGGCAGCTCCTCGAGCTTTATCTGCCCCGGCGCACCACCGAACCAGCGATAGGGCTGCTTGGTGTCGGGATGGATACCTGCAACGACAACCTGCTGCCCCGCGCCTAGAAATTCCACCTTCTCGGGCTTCCCATTCGGCGCGACGAGATTGGCGATGATCTTGTCGAAAGGCTCCTCGGTTCGGAAGGGGATCGCGCGCTTGGGTGGCAAGCCGATGCGGACCAGAAGGTAACCGCGTTCCTCGTAATGCTCACGCACATGGTTTTCGATGGTACGAACGGCATCTTCGTTGAGAATGTCGAGGTCGAGCGTCGGCATCAGCCGGGTGAGCGCACCGGTATTGAGCGCATCGGGCCAGGTGCGCCCCCACATTTCGATTTGCTCGGGGGTGATGTCCTGCAGCTCCTGCCAGCGACCCAGCCCCTTGCGCGTGTTGTTCTTGCCGTAGGCCGGCGGCACCTTGCCGAAGAGCGGGATTGGCGAGTAGCCACTTGCCCTAAGCTGGCAGCGCAGCGCGGTTTGGTCAGGGCCGGACATTACTGTCTTTCTGACAGCCCTGTTTGCCGGTCGAGATCACCGCTCCCCACCTGTTTGATTGAATGGCATCGAAGATCAAAACGGCGAAGAAGAATTTTTAAAAGGGCTCGCAAGCCGTGAATATCGGCGGCATCACCTTTGCCTTCCAACGTGAGCAGATAAACCGGTGGGCGCGGCGCTTGTGTCATCTGGTGGTTCTCGCGCGCACGCGCACATAGATTGCGCGGAGCCAGTCGAACTGCTTGTCCGAAAGATCACCATCCCACCATCGTAGGGACTCAACGAACCCTTGTTCGCGAGGCCGAAGCCATACTGCGTAGCGCCGGCAGAAGTCGGCCATTTCCTCCCAATCGGGATCCGATTGAAATTGTGTTTCTGCTTCTGGCTTAGGCTGATCAGGCGGAGTAGGCGGGGCAATAACCTGAAACCATGTTAGCCCGAGGGACTTCACGAGCGCATCGGCCATTGCTGCAGCCGACGCGCGCTCACCATCGTGCGCTGATCCAAACATGCCGCACAGCTTGGCCAAGCGGCTGGCAGTCTGCGGGTTGATCACGGTGCTCGTGCCGGGCATGGCAGCGGCCGTCAGACGCCTTCGAGAAGCTGCTCGAATTTTGCCTTGTGGATGCGCATCCGCTTGCCGACCTTGACGACCGGGAGCGCGCCGGATTTGGCGTAGGCGTAGGCGCTGCTTCTCCCGATACCCAGGGCCAGTCCGGCCTCCTCGATTGAAATGGTGCGGCGTTGTTGCTCCCGGGCCGCCGCATCCCTCTCCCTGATCAATTCCAGAACCTTTTCTCTGCTGCGGGCCATGGGCCCCTCCTGTGTGTCTTCACGGGAAATCTGTTGACTTGTCCAGTTAGTCCGGTAAGGTAATATCCATAAACCTGTCCATATTTTGCCAATACTTGCCCAACTACCACATGCTGTGGGCAGGAACAAGCGCAAAACTACATGGCGCACAGGAGGTTGCAGTGGGACGAGGCCCGCTAAAGCGGCAAATGGGGCTTCTGCTGGAGGACGAGCTTCGGGAGCGACTGGAGCAGGCCAGCGCCGCCGCGAACCGTAGTGTCGGGGCGGAAATTCGCGAACGCCTTGCCGCCAGCTTTGAAGCAGAGGACGCGGCCGACGCCATTACGCGCTCTCTCGCGGCGACGATCGGTAAGTTGGCCACTTGGGTGCTTACGGCGACTGGGCACAAGTGGTACGCCCACCCCGCTGCGCACAAAGCGTTTATGCGCGCGATTGGGGCTTCTCTCGCAAATTTGCGGCCCGAGGGCGACCCCGTGTTTGCGCCGGGCGAGAAAAAGTCTGTGTTGATTGACTCGGACGATCCCGAGGTCATCGGCCTCGCGGTAGAGGCAATCGTCCGTAACCTTCCGCCGATGACGCCCGAACTGCGTCGCCTCCTTGATGAGAAGCAGGCTGAGCTTCAGCGCAAACTGCTCCAGCAGTATTCCCCGGAGGAGCAGCGTGAATTTCTCGAACGCAATCCCAGACTAAGGCGGCAACTCGAACGCTATCCCGAGCACAAGAAGGAAGGCGGCTCCGATCCTTCAGAGAGCAACACCTAGGCGGGGATGGCGGCTTTCGAAATGAGCGCACTGGAGCGGAAGACCACCGAGCTGCTGAATTTTGAGCAGGGCTCAAAAGCCGACCGAGGGGTCGCAGTTTTTACCAATTGTGGCAAAGCCGGGCCGCCCCGAGCACAAGCTCACGCGCTTGGCCTTCACGGTCTCGCGCCTGACGGAATTCTGCAGCGAGAAGGAGTTGGTGAACCAGACCGGCCACGACGTGCAGGACTGGCCGCTGGTCATGCTCAAGGAGCTGTTCGACAACGCGCTCGATGCTGCCGAGGAGAGTGAGGTTCCGCCCGAGATCGAGATTAGCGTCGCCGAGGACCGCACGATCACTGTCACCGACAATGCCAACGGCATCGCTACCGACACCATTAAGGCGATCCTCGACTACAACATCAGGGTCTCTAGTCGGGAAGCGTATGTAAGCCCGACGCGCGGACAGCAGGGCAATGCGCTCAAGACTATTCTGGCCATGGGCTACGTACTCGACCACGAGGCCGATTACGGCCGCAGGGTTAATGCCGATGCTGTTGGCATGACGCTGATTGAAACCCGCGGCGAGCTACATCGCATTGAATTCAAGGTCGACCACGTCAATAACCAGCCCAAGCTCACTCACGCGGTGACGCCTTGCGCGCGCAAGCGCGGTACCACCATCACGGTGAAATGGCCCAAGCCTGGCGGCCGGCGCGAAAACTGGCTGCTGCAATCGGAACGTCAGTTCAAGGAACTGGCGGAGTCCTATGTGTGGTTCAACCCGCACCTGACATTACGCGGGTTCTGGCACGGCAAGGAGTTTGTCAACGTGCAGGCCACCAACTCGAATTGGGAGAAGTGGCGGCCATGCAATCCAACAAGTCCGCACTGGTACAATGAAGGCAGGCTGCAGCGTTATCTCGCTGCGCACGTTGCCAGGGACCGCGAACTCAAGCGCGAGCGCTCAGTGCGGGAGTTCATCGGCGAGTTTCGCGGGCTCGCTGGAACGGTTGTGCGGGGAAAAATTATTGCCGAGGTCGGATGCTCGCATCAGCCGCTTGCCCAGTTCTTCGGCGTTGAGCGAGTTAACCGCGCAGGCATTAAAAAGTTGCTGGCGGCGATGCAGAAGTACAGCAAGCCAGTCCAGCCCAAGCATCTTGGCGTGATCGGGCGCGGGCATCTCCAGCAGCGCTTCCTGGCGGCGGGCGGCAACGCCGAAACGTTCAAGTACGAGTTGGAGAAGGGTTTCACCGAGAACGGTATCCCATTCGTCATCGAGCTTGCATTCGGTCTGCATCAGGCTGGGCTGACGGCACAAGCCAGTCACGTCAACCGCAAATTCATCAGCGGCGTCAACTGGAGCATTGGCCTCAACAACCCCTTCCGCACTTTCGGAAGGACCGGGCAGGGACTCGAAAACATACTGGCCGAGCTGCGCGTCAACCACAGAGAGCCAGTGATCTGCGCGGTGCATCTGGCCGCATGTGCGGTACGCCGACCGCGGCAAGAGCTCGATCGTGCTCAGCGGCGACGATGTGGAGTTGGGCGATGAGTAACGACGATGTACCGCGCAGCATCCCCAGCGTAATGACCGGCATGCTCGCGCGCGCAACTAAGAAGTGGACGCGCCAGCGCAAGCTCGAAGAGCGTCATCCCGCCGCGATCCGCTATCGCGTCTCACGCCTAACCAAGGTAGCGCGTATCAGTCAGAAATTTGCAGCCGAGCAGGTGATGAAGGAGTGCTACGAGCACGTCAGCGGACCGCGCAATCTGCCCGCGCAGGCACGGCAGCTCTTTTATGCGGCGCGCGGCAAGATCATGGCGGAGACCGAGGACAGGGAGCTGGGCTACGGCTATTTCAGTCAGACGCTGTTGCCGGATTATCAAGACGAACACCCGGCCATTTGCCGCGACTGGAATGTGATCTACGACGCGCGCGGTCACTGCGAGGAGCCGCACACCAATCGGCGCTTCGGCTGCGGCACGCTTGAGGTGGACAATTATCTGGCGCGCCTGCGGGAGCCAGAAGTCACCGCAGCAGGCTTCCGCGGCGCCGAGGTCGAGACCACCGGCCCTGCTGGTGGCTACGCCGGAATTTTCTACTGCGAGAAGGAGGGCTTTAATCCACTGTGGAAGGCAGTCGATCTCGTCAACCGCTATGACCTGTTCAGCATCTCGAACAAAGGTTTGTCTGTCACTGCCGCGCGCAAGCTGATCGATGAAGTCTGCGGTGGAAAAGGAATTCCCGTCTTCACGCTGCACGATTTTGATTTCGATGGTCTCAAGAACGCGGCCACGCTCTGCCGTGACAGTCGCCGCTATACCTTCTGGAACAAGATCGAGGTGATAAATCTCGGGCTGCGGCTGACCGACATTGTCGAGATCGAGCGCGAGCAGGGACACGCGCTGGAGCGCGAGCCTGCCGCTCCATCAAAGATAAGCGAAGATGAGCGGCGGCGGCTACTGCAGGACTATGGTGCTACGCCCGAGGAAACCGAGTTTTTGCTCAAGGAGCGGATCGAATTGAACGCTCTGACCAGCGAGCAACTGGTCAACTTGGTCGAGCACAAGCTCAAGGACTATGGTCTCGAAAAGGTAATCCCGGACGATGACTTTCTCGCCGAAGCATACCAAGCATTTCATCGCAGCAACGAACTGCGAGACATATTTGACGAGGCTGAGCAGGAGTACGACGAGAACGACGAAGATGAAATCGACGTTCCCGATAACTTGAGAAAACGGGTCCGCGCAATCCTAAAAAAGCATTCCGACTTGCGGTGGGACGATGCAATCCAGCTTGTGCTCGACGCCACCCAACTGGATCACGTCAGGGAAAAGAAGCAGGAAGCCAGAGAAAAATCCGGTGACTTTGCAGATGACGACGATGAATAACGGAGGCGACTAGGTGCCTCTCTACGTCACAGAGGCAGAATGCGCGGAGCTTGTGCTTGGCACAGGCCGCGAGCGTGAATGAAAAGCATTGGCGAAGGTTTGGGAAGGGCAGGGGCTTCCGGTGATCGATCCACAGACAGGCGCGCGATACTGGCCGGCCGTAAAGGCTTGGCTGGACCGCCGCTACAATCTGCGTGACGATACGCCGGCAACCCCGGATGGAGTGGAAAAGCCATGGACGACTGGACTAAAGAGACACCGGGCATTGTCATCAGAACCAACAAAAACGGCGAGCGTGCCTACTATTGGCGGGCCTCCGCGGCGCTAGTGCGCGAGGGCTTCCGGCCCTCCGTCGTTCGGCTGCACGGCACCCCCGAGGTGATGCGGTCTCATGCGCTGTTGCTGCGGGCGCAAATGCTCGAATGGGGCTCCCATGATCAGATCTCGTCGTACATCGGCACGCTTAAATCATTAGTGGCCCGCTATCAGACCGATCCTGAGTCGCCATACCGGGATCTGCGTCACACGACGCAGTTGACCTATCACAAGCACTTGCGGCTGCTGGTACGGGCGAAGGGTGATCGTCGCATCGATCACCTTACCGGCGGAGACATTCGCCGTTGGTACAAAGAGATTGCGCAGGACGGCACGCGGCAGTCCTACGCCTATCTGATGATTTCGATATTAAAGGCCGTGACCTCCTTCGGCGCATCGGAGGGCTACGCGGACTGTGCCCGGCTGCGCGAAAGCATGTCCGCGGCCCGGTTCTCGAACGGTCCGGCCAGGACCACGCGCATGACCTACGCTCAGGTGCGCGCCTTCCGCGATGCCGCCCATAAGATGTCCCGCGCATCCATGGCTCTCGGCGTCACCCTGCAATTCGAGTGCTCGCTGCGGCAGCGCGATGTCATCGGGGAATGGATCAAGGACGGCACGGAGCCCCGCTGGCAGTCCGGCCTCACCTGGTCGCACATCGGTGCAGACGGCATCCTGAGGAAAAAGACCTCGAAGACCGGAGCGTCCGCGGAGCATCGGATATCCGACCATCCCGATCTTGCCGTCGAGCTCGACCGCGTGCCCCTCGATCGCCGCGTCGGTCCGCTGGTTATCAACGAGCAATTCGGGGTGCCGTACAGTGCCGAGCAGTATCGCAAATCGTTCCGGGAGATTGCCCGCGCCGCCGGTATTCCGGACACCGTGTGGAACATGGACGCAAGGGCAGGGGCCATTACCGAGGCATGGGAAAGCGGAGCGGAGCCGGCATCCGTGATGGCGATGGCCACGCACACTCAGATGTCCACCTCCCGTCGCTCCAACCGCAGCAACGTGGAGCAGATCAGCCGGGCGGCTCGGCTGCGCCTGGAACGGCGGAAAGACGACACGAACGGATGAAAAACACACCGCTCCAACACGCGTGAACGGCAGCGAGTAAGATCAATGAGTTGCGATATAGTGTTTGTCTATACGACCTATCCCTCCATTGTCGAGGCTGAGCAGGCCGGCAGAGCCCTGGTCGAGCGCCGGCTGTGTGCCTGCGTCAACATTTTGCCGGGCATGATTTCCCATTATCGCTGGGAAGGTAAGATCGAGCGGGGCGAGGAAACGGTGATGATCATCAAGACCCGGGCCTCGCTTGCCGGTGACGTCAGCGCCGCGGTCAAGGAGATGCACTCCTACAGCACGCCGGCGATCCTCGTGATTGCGCTCGAGAGCGTCGATCCCGCCTATCACAAGTGGCTTCTCGCCGAGACTGAGCGCAATCCCAAATCGTAGCCCGCGTTGAGCGTGGCGAAACGCGGGGCAGCCCCGGATTTTGCTTCGCTCAATCCGGGCTACCGCTGCTGCGGCAGCGCGCCATCAATTCAGCAACCGTTAAGGCTCTCGCGATAGCGTCATTGCGGGGACGTTTGACCACGCCATCCGATCGCTTATGCGGATCGGTAGGGGATCGCTTATGCTGCGCAGATCTTGCGCTGTGCTGTTGTGCGTCGTCGCGCTCGCTTTGCCTGCGCGCGCGGTCGAGACGGTCCCGGCCGCCACGCCGACGCCTGCGGCCAAGGCGCCTGAAAATTCATCCAGCAAGCTCTATGCGAGCCGAAATCCGGCAAGCACAATGCCCATGAGCATCGGCGAAAACTCGCAGCGTCGGGCGCGGTGAAAGCCCGCCGCGCCGGGGCGGCGAAAAAGCCGGGCCAAAAGGCCGCGAGCGCGGCAGTCGGC